GCGTGTGATGCGATCGATATGATCTTTGATTGGGATGAGTTCGTGTTCGCAGAAGGCTCTGAGAGCCATTCTGAGCCCTCCGACGAGCCCAAGCAGGCTGATGCCCTGGCTGAAGCTCTGGAAGCCTTTGAACCACCCTCTGTCGGCTCTCTTGTGCGTCACGTTCCAACCGGTGGCGTCGGGCTCATCACGAAGCATACGATGTATGACGCGCACTGGGGCGGTTTCTATGTGGACTTCGTTAAACCTGTTGATAATATCATCGGCGGCCGCGCTGTCAACAAGTTGAGCCACATGTTCGATCGAGCAGACAAGTTTGAGAAAATCACTTGACAAATCTCTTGACATTTACTTTACAAGATATTCCTTGACCTTTAACTGCCCCTGTGCTATATTTATATAGTGAGCGGGGGATGAACCCTCGCCTTTACCCCGGAGTCCTATCATGGCTGTCGATTTCAAGACCTTCCTCGCTACCGTCCCTCACATCCTCTCGGCCAAGCTGCCGGTCCTCATTCGTGGTCGTCACGGTGTCGGCAAGTCTCAGGTAGTCTACCAGACTGCCGATAGTCTTGGGCTCCCCGTTGTGGAGCGCCGTGCTTCTCAGATGACCGAGGGCGATCTTCTTGGTCTGCCCGATACCGCTGAGACGACCATCAGCGGCCGCAAGGCTACCACTTGGAACGCTCCTGACTGGCTTGTGACTGCCTGTGAACAGCCCGTTGTCCTCTTCTTGGATGAGGTCGACCGCGCGACGATGGAAGTGCGTCAGGGGCTCTTTGAGCTTACTGACAGCCGCAAGATCAACGGGTGGCACTTGCACCCTGAGACTCTGATCCTCGCTGCTGTCAACGGTGGCGAGCATGGCGCGCAGTATCAGGTGGGCGAGATGGATCCCGCCGAGCTTGACCGCTGGACCGTCTTCGACGTGGAGCCTTCCACTGAAGACTGGCTGCACTGGGCCAAGTCCGAGGTTGACGGCATCCTTTGGGATTTTATCAATCAGAACCGTCAGCACCTTGAGCATCAGGGTGAGTTTGAGCCTAACAAGGTTTACCCTTCCCGTCGTAGCTGGAAGCGGTTCAACGATACCGTAGTTCCTACGGGCGTTTTCACGCAGGACAGCCAGAACGGTGACCTCCTGTTCAACCTCGCAACCGCATTTGTCGGCTTTGAAGCTGCCGTTTCGCTCAAGGACTTCGTTGAGAAGTACGAGTGGCAGGTGACTGTCGAGGACTTGCTTGACGCAGGCGAGATCGAGAAGACCGAGCAGTGGGGCATCAACGATCACGCTGCCATGATCGAGAAGATGGAGGCGTCCGAGGTCTTCGCCGACACCCTGACGGAGACTCAGGTGTCTAACCTCGCGGCCTACTTCGTGAGCCTCCCTTCCGAGGTCGCCATGAAGCTGTGGACTGTCCTGGGAGACTCCGATAACATCGAGAATGTCGTCGCGCTCCACAAGGCACAGACCCCGGACGGCCGCAAGGTCAGCGAGCACCTTGTTGAGATCCTGGGAGGTTCACAATAATGCGCGAGTTGAAAGTGGGGGACATGGTTGTCCCTCATGTCATCGCTGAAGCTGGGGGCGCAAATCGCCCCTGGCTCGTCCTTGAGGTATCGGACACGGGTAAGCCCCGCTATGGCACTCAGAAGGGCACCAGACGCCTCTACAGGCTCGTAGAGCCCGCATCTGGACTGTCCCGATGGTTCCCCGAGACTCAAATCAAAGCAGAGTTCAATCTGTCATAACCTTTGACAACTTCTTGACACACCTGGCCTTGCGATTTCCCTCGCAGTGTGCTATATTACTATAGTAATCAGGAGAGATTCATGTCTGACCAGCCGACCAAGCCCTTCAACCTCAACATGCACACCGCGCGTCTTCTGATGCGCGAGCCCTTCTTTGCCGCGCTTTCGCGCCGCATCGACAAGACGCCCACCACTTCGCTTCCGACTGCTGGTGTGCGCGTCAATCCCGAGCGGGCTCAGTTTGAACTGCTTTATAATCCTGACTTCTTTGCGAAGCTGAAGGATGAGCACAAGTTGGGCGTCCTCATGCACGAGTTCTATCACATCATCCTTGAGCATGTGACCAACCGGAAGCCGACCGAGGGCATTCGTCGCATTGATAACATCGCGATGGACCTTGCAATCAACGGACTCCCCGAAATGAAGGGTAAGTTGCCCTGCGAAGCTGATCCCGGCCCTGTCACTGGTTCCGCTGGTGAACCCATGAAGGGCTGTCTTCCTGGCGAGGGTCCATTCGCCCATCTGCCCGCTGGCAAGTCTTACGAGTGGTATCTGAATGCCCTGGAGGACATGCAGAAGGAGAAGGAAGAAGGCGAAGGCGCGCAAGGTGATGGTAACGGCGAGCCGGGTGAGGGAAACGGCGAGGGTCAACCTGGGTCGGCCGATCCGTTCGGCGGCATGGACTCCTTTGACGATCATGAGGCATTCGGCGAAGGCGAGGGCACTGTCGAGGAGATCGCCAAGGAGCGACTCAAGGAGGCTATCAAGGAGGCAGCAGAGGAGGCTCAGAAGGCTAACAACTGGGGTTCGGTGTCTTCCGGCATGCGAAAGGACATCATGGATCGTCTGGCTACGCACGTGGACTGGCGCAAGGTCATGCGTTATTTTGTTAAGACCACGCAACGCTCCGATCGTCGATCCACGCCTCGACGCCTCAACAAGCGGTATCCTCGCGTTCACCCTGGTAAGCGCGTGACGCGCCACGCTCGCATCGCGATCAGCATCGATCAGAGCGGATCCGTTGATGATCGTATGCTCATGGCGTTCTTCTCGGAGTTGAACAAGCTGGCCGAGTTCGCGGAGTTTACCGTCGTGCCTTTCGACACGCGAGTAGACGAGAGCAAGGTATATGTCTGGAAGAAAGGGCAGAATCGCAAGACCGAGCGCGTCCTTTGCGGAGGCACCTGCTTCAACGCTCCCACGAAGTTCGTCAACGAGGGCGGCTTCGATGGTCACATCGTACTCACCGATATGATGGCTCCCAAGCCCATGAACAGCCGGTGTCAGCGCATGTGGATGACCACTAAGGATCACGCTGCTCGCCCCTACTTCCAGACCAATGAGCGCGTTATCGCCATCGACTAACCGGAGCAGATCATGAAATATTACGTCAGTAAAACCCACGTCGAGTTAGACGCCGCAGGACGCCTCTCAGGGCGCGAGACGGTCTTGACTAAGCCCGATACCCTCAAGTGCACTCAGAACAGCCTGAGACGCCTCACAGCCCTGGGAATCGAGAATCTCCACCTATGCGAGCATCCCCCTAAGTCTCGTCGGTGGGGACGCCTCGACCGAGCCGCTAACAAGCTGCGTAAAACTCGCAAGTTGACGCTTGAGGACTTGGCCGAGGACATCGCCGAAATGGAGAAGTCCCGATGCAAGGATGTCGAGGACATTTGACATTCTCTTGACAAGATTTAGTTGATTGTTTAACTCAGATGTGATATATTTACTGTGTAAAGAACGAAGGAGGTTCTACACATGGCTCGTCTTACCTATCGCGACCGGCTTCAGGCTATCATTGACAACCCCGCATGCGGCTCGCGCGATCGCACGTTCGCTGAGTCGCTGCTTGGCTACTACAACCGCAGCGGCAAGCTGACCCAGGGTCGGGCCCGCTGTGTAAAGCAGCTTGAGGAGCGTTATAGCCCTGAGAACCTTGCGGCCAATGCTGCTAAGGGTCAGGAGTCGCTTGCGCGCCTCAACGCAGTCTGCGAGCGTACAGAGGAAAAGTCATGGGATCGCGGCTTCATCAACAGTCTCCAGAGTCAGGTGATGACTGGTCGGGAGCTTTCGGCCCGCCAGCTTGAGATCCTTGGACAGATCGAGGAGCGGAACAATGACGCTGCCATTCGTGAGCGCGCCACGTGGGGGAGCATGTATGACGAGATCGGTGCGCGCGGCGTTTCCCGTCGCGAGGTCGCCACGATCGCAGCCCATTACTACGAGCGCGCGGGCTATTTTCAGTCCCTTGTGTCCAATATCCTCACGGATCCGACCTTTGTGCCTTCTCAGCGAGAGTATAACAAGATCACTGGGAACAAGTATGCTCAGAAGGTCATCAGCGCCTCTCTGGACGCTCCCAAGTACGCAGCCGGGTCTTTGGTCATGATGCGACCAGCAGCGCCCACAGTGGCGCGTAGAGCCGCAGCAAATCGCCCCTGCGTTGTGATCACCACGACCGAGCCCGTTGTCAGCGCGGCCAAGGGTGCAAAGATGTACAAGGTTCTGCCCATGGGGGCAGTCGAAACAATGCTCGTTGAAGAGCGTCACATTAAGAAGGCGAGGGTATAGATGTTTGAAGTAATGACAAATGATCAAGTGATCAGAGCATGGGCAGCGGGCAAAACTGCGCGCAATCACCGCAATACGCTGTTAGCTGATGGTGCTGGGGCACTATTTAGCTATGGGCTCAAGATCGGACAGCGATCAGATGCCGGTGTGTGCGTTGTGGGGGACTTTACGGCAGGTGGAGGAGGCTATCACTCTCAAACCACGTCCTGTCACGTCGGCCGCGCTAAGCGGGTTCCAGGGGCGTGTGTGATGCATGCGAAGGTCTGGGAGTCGAGCCCGTTCAGCTTTGAAGTACCGTTTTAGGAGTTAAACTATGGGACAAGTTGTTGACTTAGCCGCGTATCGTCAAGAGCGACAGCGCGCCACTGCGCGCGCCGAGCGTGAAGAGAAAGAGCAAGCCGCGAAGAACGAGCGCGAGGAGCTTGAGAAAATGCTGGCTATCGTGCGTCAGATCGTGGACAGTTTTGGAGACGAGTTAGAAAAGCCCTTCCGTCTGTCAGTCGAAGAAATGGACCAGTACGCGCCAGAGTTCACGACCCATCAATGGTGGTTCGATAGCGGATCCGATGGATACTATGATGACGACCCGAGCATTTAAGGTTGGGGATCTGGTACGGATCAAGGACGGGACGCACGACTCGCAGCTTCCCGAGGGTCGCACGGGTATGATCGTGCAGCGGGTATATGCGAAGGCGCACTATAAGGTGCTGCATGACGAGCGCACAAATGTATGGAAGATTCTGATGACGAATGGCCGGATGCTCCGCTTTCATCAGATGTATTTGGAGCATGTAAACAAATGAGTGAAGAGGTAGAAATGGACGAGACTGTATCAAATAAAGAGCTAACACCGATGGAGGCTAGCGTAATCGCATGCGAGAATCTGGTCGCCTGTCTAACGCTTCACCAGCAGATGAAAGAGGCAGGTGATCAGATTCAAGGTGACGTTAAAGATTATCTGCGTGTCAGCTTGACGCTCCTCATGCCTGTAGTGGCTGAAGCATGAACGCGGTGGAAGTCGATTGGCCGCCGCTGTTAGGCTGGGGTCGGGACGGTCAGAGATACGCGATCAGCGGTGGGACGTGGATTCCTGTGCCTGCTGACACCACTTTCGATGACCTGTCCAAGTACATGGTCGTTAAACGTCGTGAGAGCCCTTCTGACGGCTCTCAGGGCTCTTGGCAGGTGGAAGGCAGCAAAGGCGCGCTCTACACAGTGAAAGCCGTCTCAGGCGTTTTCACCTGCACGTGCCCCGGTTTTGCCTGGAGGCGTAAATGTAAGCATATCGAGAGGATTAAGAACGATGTATAAAGTATTATCGCAGATGGCGAAGAGATACGAGCGCGTTGTATGCGCTGATAACTTTAGTATGAGTGTTCAGGCGGGTGTAACGCATTATTGTTATCCGCGTGATGGTGAGGGCCCGTACAAAGAGGTTGAGGTTGGATTTCCTTCCCAACGTGAGGAGTTATTGATGGATTACGCCGAGCGCGAGGATGACCCAACAAAGACAGTGTATGGATATGTGCCATCGTCAGTTGTAACCCTTGTTATCGCGAAGCATGGAGGTATGGTAAGCGGCGACTTGCCGCCGGGTGTGCCTGCGTTGCGATCGGAGGCGCAAACTTAATGGCCGAGAGCAATACAAATAAATATCCTTCTGGTACTTTATTAAAAGCATTACCTAAGAGTGAGTATTTCAGACCTGTTGATTTAGATAGGTATTGGGTAGTAGTTAATAAGTATCAGAATGAAGACATCACATACATGGTTAATGTGACAAGTGGTAGAGGTGCAGCCTTAGCCAGTAGACATATAACAAGTGCGTTTGATGTTATAAGTGTACCGAATGAGCAATAAATGGTATTATTGTGTAGTATAGTGGTATAAAGTGGTACAAAGTGGTTTGTGGTGGTGTCGCGCTAGTTAGTGTATGGCACCTACTTTTGTGTATGTACTTATAATGTTTTGTTTTTTGTTGATTGTTGTGATGGGGCCTTATACATAGGTGCTCTCGCACTGTCAAGCACAATCTTGTCGACATTGTAACACGATTTATGCTACAAGCTGTCACAGTAACGCTTGCATGCTGGTTTGTGTAACAGTAATGTTATCAATGACTTAGTTAGCCCTCGCCTTAATGCGAAAGGATTGCGAGAGTATAATAAAATATACATATCAAAACATATACGGCATGCGTGTGTAAACATATATGTATCATATTGTATACAGGTGCGTTAAACTATTTAATACAAATATTCGCTGCACTGCTAGCTATTGTTACGTTAAATGTATACAAATGTATACACATTAATGTTACATAATGTGACACACGACGGGGAGGCCGACGAAATGTGTGCGAGACTAAAACAAATAAATAAACTTATAGAGAAGGGAGAGCTAGCATTATGTTGGGGTATAGTTGTGACAATATTGTATAGTAAGGTTGTATACACACGTATAAGACATAAATAAAGCATTAAATGTGTCAGCTGATTGTTGGCTTGTAACCTTTGTTACGGGGGACACCCCCTCCCCCCTACCCCGAATCTATGTCTCCATGGATGCGACATGCATGTGCTGGGCTAGATCCGTGTTCGATATGGCCAAGAAAAATTCTGAGATTTTTTGTTAACATGCTAACCACCGCATAGTTACTATACGATGCCCACCGCAGTACTATACCGAATATCGCAAGAAAGCCCGTACAAATGTCCGAAGTGTGGAGCAGAGATTAGGTGGTCGTGTAATGGAGATCGAGGCTACGCAAAGTGCGCTAAACACCCTACAGCCACGAGAACGTTCAAGCCGGGGGAATTAGATGGGCTTCGCTTTTGCAACTGGTCAGGTTCGACCAGACGCAAGGCTAACGGCGACGTCGAGATTCTATACGAATTCACAAAAAAAGTCGCGCCAAAAAATTGTGAGGACAGCAATGCATGAGTGGGCAGAAAGCGGACACCTTTGTTGTAGGTGACTTAGTATATTATCAGGGCACGATCGAAGTGCCGGAATACTCAAAGGTTGCTATAGCGCAGCGAGCATTTGTACCGCATGTGTATATGGGTATTGTGGTAAAGAAAGGTATAGGTAAGAACAACTATGAGATATACCTGATTGATAATAAAAAAGTTGTGCATACGGTTGCAACTCAATTAGAGTTAGTGTATACTGTATAAAAGGCCGAGAAAAGGAAACGCCCGTGGCGTAATATATTCCTTCAGTTTCGGGGAAATCGTACTACTTATTAGCATGGATAAAACACTACAGTATATTCGTCAGCTTATCCGTGAGGAATTGACAAAGACCGACAAAGCCGATATCAAGTCGATGATTAAAAAGGAACTTGATGCTGAGCTTAAGGCTAAATTAGATAAGGCAGTGCGAAAGGAAGTGGAGGCGGTCTTCAAAGACAAAGCGACAAAGGATGAGATCGGTGAAATCTCTAAAACGATTATCAAGCGGCTCTACAAAGATCTTTCCTATCATCATCCATACATCATCGATCGAATCAAGGTATAATAATGTTTAATACACTTCCTACAATTGGGTCTTTTATTAAAGACCTTTCACCTCAACACCGTTCAATGGGCGTCGTCATCGATGTAAATCAAAAAACGAATATGATGCTCGTCAATTTTCCGAAGAAATCTCAATCTAAGTGGATCCCTTGGAATAATTTGGGACACTATATCGTTATCTCGTGAACGCACTATTTACACTTTCTTATTAAGGTACCATTATGAGACTTATGCTTCTTCTATTATTGACATGTTGTGACTATCCTGCTATTAGTCATGATTCGGCTGATTCTGCGGAACCGATTCGTGAGACAAATTATGTAGATTTGCACCATAAGATCTGTACGATTGAAAACTTTGATACAATTAGCTCCGATGCGATGTTCGAAGAGCTTTTGGATGATTGCCTAAATGACACTTCAAAGAGTTTAAACCTTTACGCCTTCTAATTAGAGGAGGATGGCTTCTAAACTTAATCTTAAGAGTGGCGATATTATCGTTGACCACCAAAGTGGGGATATCGGTATATTGATATACCGGTACGCTCTTATGGAAGAAGATGATGAAGAACATTCAATGTGGGCGTGGGATGTATATTGGACCGGCCCCGACGTAGAAGCTTCTCACCGCCTACAACCATGGACGGAAGTAGGGCTTTTAAATATTATTGAGAATGGGGTCTTCGAACATTATAGAAATATTTAGTATATGGCATATGAAGAGTTGTACGAAAAGAAAAAACATGTTATACTGAATGTAGGTGATATGATTTATGATTTGCGTTCGGATAGCGCTGGTATTCTTGTGGATCGGGAGCGACGTGTAGATATGGTGAAAGATGATATCTATATGTGGCAAGTGAAATGGATACGCTCTAAGGACATTCCTGACGTCGAGCTACCCTTAGTCGACTATGTAGAAGAGGAAGGTCTTAAGATGTCAATTGTAATCGGACTTACCCAATGGCACTCAATAGACGGAGGTACGTATGAGCCATAATTGGAATGTATATAAAGTATTTAAAAACGGTAAACGTGCGAAAGCACCAATGACACAATTTGTATGTGAGGGAGATGATAATGAAGCGTTAAGTTTTTTTAACGAGAGCGTTAGGGAAAATTTTAGCGGAAAAAATCGCGGATTGGAATATGAAATTTTGCGAGCGGATATGCCCCAAGAGCGCATAACGGAAAAAAATAATTTGGAAGAAGAAAAAAACCTTCGAAACCGTTCTATTGTGCTCGGGCGCCTTCTGCGAGAGGAGGGCATTTCTCACAAACGCCGCGTTGCAGCTGCGCTGATGATGACAAAAGAAACTGAGTGGAAATGGCAATGGTGTGCGGCCGAGGCTGGGACTCACAAATACATTGGCGGCCTTTCTCAAAAATTTAATAATCATGACGAGGCGGTGGCATGGCTCGAAACCCAAATTTCATCGATGGGGTGATGTGGGACATACAGAAAGGTGATTTAGTAAGAACCAAGCATAAGCGCTATGTAGTGTTGGGCAATGACGATGAAGCAGTACATTATCACGGCATTGTAGTTGGTCACGCGCATAAAGGTCAGTTGACAATGTTTCCTGAGATTGAGGTGTATATTTTCGAAACCAATCGTGTTGAAACGTTTGTGGCCGGCCAAATAGAGATTATATCTTCTACATACTAGTAGACGATATGGAACGATGGAATAAAATACGAAACTCTCTCTGCCTTTTGGGAATAACCTTTAATGTTATTCTTTTTGGATTAGGATGGCTGCTTGAAAGTCGTGATCTTCAGTTATTGTCTCTTTTTAATATGGGCGCCTTTAGTTTAGGATTATTGGCGGATCACTATAATTCCAACGATAATGATAAAGTTTAGACAAGATGAATGGGCTATGTACTGTGCTCTGCCAGATGTAAAGGTTTTAAGCCATGAACGCCGACGGGCGCTTGTGTTAGAGATTTTAGACGATGACCTGTATTACGATTATTTAATCATATTTGACGACACAGGCGAAAGAAAAAAAGTAAAAAGCAAGAATTTATTTCCAATTGAAGAATGATGCCCCCTAGTTACGTTTAGGAGGGCAATTTATGGGAATATTTAAAAAGCTGTGTGTTTTGGCAATGGGTTTGACGTTATCCGCCGGAAGTTATGCACAAAGTCCAGCTGATCTGAGCACAATTTCGATCAGTGATTCACTTACAAGAGTGGAGCGCAACGTCAGAGGTGCCGCTGTTAGAGTAACTGACGGGCAAGGTCATGGATCCGGAAGCATTGTAAGATATCATGATATGCAGTTAGTACTTACCGCACAACATGTTGCTGATGGAATGCCAGGACACCCTTACATCGTCGTTAACGGCAACACTCAGGCAGTGGCGATTTTAATATATTCCGATCCCTCGCATGATATTGCTGTATTATATCTTGCACCGGATAATCCGCTTAGCGATAAAGGGCTTAGATATCGCCCGCGGACGGAAATACTGGACGTTGGAGGCTCCATTACGTATTCGGGACACCCTTCATATCATAGTTTGATGACTTACCGCGGCTATGTGGCCGGCAGAGAGAGTATCCCCGGCAGTGGTGTACAGCTATTATTAAATACATATGGATGGTTTGGCTGCAGTGGTTCGGTTGTTTATGATACCAGTGGGCGTATTGTGGGAATTTTATGGGGAGTGGATATCGAACGCCATCCAACCCTGCAAGTTCAAGAAAATATGGTGTGGGTTTCTCCAATTCAAAACTTAGATTTAGCCACCGCTATCATTCCTTTATGTGAAGCATTGGAAAATGAGCCTCGTGCATGCAGAAGATAGGCTGTTTTATGAGATAAATAACTACTTATTTTGAAACCAAAGGTCATTATAATGAGATATCTACTCTTCTTTCTTGCTAGTACTGCATGTATTACAACAAAAAATCCTGTGCCTGAAGAGCCCTATCGTTATCATAACGAATATGATTTAGAAGAACTCAATATTGAGGAGGAAGAGTTGGATGATCTACCGGAGGCCGGTGAAGAAGAAATTGAAGATACAGCTGTTGGAGAAGAAAAATGAAACTAATTCTTGAAAATTGGCGCTTATACACGGAATCACATACAAAAGAACATGAAGAAGAACTTAAAACCATTGTTGGTGAGTTGGAAAACGCATCCAAAATGCACGCTAGCCAAGCAGAGCGCATCCAGCAGATACTCGACGAGACTGATGATGACAAATTAGAGGAAGGCGAGAAGAAAAACTGTGGATGTGGACAGGATCCCTGTAAAACATACGGAATCCAAGAAGAAAAAGAGCTTGAAACTGAGGTTAAGTGTTGGAAAGGATATGGACCCGGCGCAAAAACTGGCAAAAAAACCAAAAAAAGCCCGACTAAGCCCGGCAAACGCGTTAAAAATTGTGAACCAATGGAAGAAAAAAAGGGAAAGGGAAAGAAGAAACCAGGAGATCCAGGGCTCTGGGACGCTATGCACGCTAAAAGAGCTGCCGGCAAACCGCGGTCGAAGCCGGGCGACGAAAATTATCCAGAA